AGCAGACCAATGCCTTTGATGTGCTGGGTTCAACATTCCTATATGTGTGTATAAACCCTTCCCATCATGTGTAATTCTTACAGGGTCATAACTTTGAATTATCCCTTGATTTAATAAATAGCTTGTCCAATCTACATAAAATCTTGGAATACGAACTTCTTGAGCCATTAATAGCCTCCTCCACCACCTGAACTACTACTTACAGAGGTAGTTGTGGCTTGTCTAATTTGTGAAATTTGCCTTCTAGTTATCCCTTTTCTATCTTTAGGTGGATATATATTTACTGAATCTTTATTATGTACTGCCCCTGTCATTGCAGTACCATCCCCATGAATATGAATAAAAGTGTTTGCAGGTACAGGACTATCATCAGCATATTTATATTGACCCTCAGATTGAGTCTTAATATTATTGTTTACTACAATAGTGCGTTTATTAAATCTTTGTTTACCACCAACTAAATAAGTTCCATTTCTAGTTCCCCATAACGAGCCATCATCTTCCCATTTTTCTCTATCTAATTCCCAGTAATCAACCCCTTGTAAAGTAATTTTTTCTCTTTCCATCGCATTATTTTGTGCTGACTTGCAGGACACAACCTTTAACTCACCTACATAATTAAATAATTCTTGTGGCATATCAGTACCATCTAGCATAACCCCTATAATCTTATTTTTATTAGCAGACAAGAAAAGATTATCTGGGCTGTTTGTTATCCTTATTGTTCCTCTATATCTCATTTCAAACGCCTGAGAAGTACCATCAAATAAAACTTGTCCATTACCATATGTTATCATTTTAGTCATCTCCTTCAAATGGGAGTTGATATAACATATAATTCATTAGTCCCACAATATCAAGGATACTTAAATTTTGGTCTAGGTTGAAGTCTGCTAGAAACTCTCCCTGCTGAGATAAATCCCCTGTACCCAATATAAAGTTTACAGTTCCTACAATATCAAGAATATTTAAGTTACCATCTTCATTAGAATCTCCAAGAAGTAATGAATGTCCCTCTAGGTTATAATCTTCTGGAATTTCAGTTAATTCAATAGAAGTTGTTTCACTCATAGGAATACCCCCTACAAAATGTTGAGGCATAGGGTCGTTAGAACCTGTTCCATACACATTATCATCAAATCCACCTACAATTAATGGTAGCCCTTGATAGACGTATGGTTTAGTCCAATCAGCTCCACCATCAGTTTCTTGTGTTACTACTTCGCCATTTATAAAATGCCCTACATTATGTTGAAAAATTTCAGCAGACATAGTATGAGTATTATCTATTACAGGCTCATCAAGCCAAGCTCCTACTACTGGATTTGAATAATCCCCTATTATTGTAGTTTCAATTTGATTTGTTTGGCTATTGAATACGTTTTGTGTCATATTTATTTTCTGAAAACATAATTGATGATTTGGGTAAACAGAAATATAATTAGCTCCTCCACCTACTGGGTCATTGGTACTTGCGTATTGATTGGGAAAAATGTCATTAAAAGCTCCAGAATCCTCAGCACTTACAAACTCTGCTGCTAAGAAATATAATCCATTATCTCCTTCTGGTAAACCATTGACTTGAAAAATTTTAAAGACACGCCTGCCCCCTAAATACATTAGTTCACCATCTTCATTATAGTAATCTGTATCCATAAAAAAATGTTTATTTGTAATTGCATCAATTTCATGATAGAACAAAAACCAAAAGGCATTTCCAAGCCCTGATATATCAGTTTCTGGCTCTCCACCATAGTGAAATTCATTAATTGCAAATGTACGATAACCATTAAAAGCAGTTGCATCAAAAATGTCAGATGCAGGATGTGGTATAATATTAATGTTTGTGTTAGCATAAGCTGTAACATTTGAACTATCTGTAACTTCAAACTGGACTTGAATAGAAGTGGTAACCTCTAAATTATTTACGATTGCTTCTCCACTATCAAGTGCCTCTATTATAGAAAAATTATCTGAATAGCTTGTTATGATGTGGGGAGTAAGGTCTCCATCAACTGCATCAGATGCTGTTGCTGTTGGAAGTGTAAATGAACTCCCTGCTTGAACAGTCTGATTCCCTCCTGTTATTGTTATTACAGGAGGTTGTAGAGCTAGCTCTAGCTGTGCTGCTTCTTCATCAAGTGCTGCCTGATATTCACCTGCTGATAAATCATGCAACTGCATACACTCAATAGATACTGAATTTAAATTCTTCGTACTAGAAGTAATCATAAATACAGGGAATCTATATTGACCATTTAACATATGGATAGCTGTGTAATCAATACCCAATGCCCTCATATCATCAATTAGGTTTAGTTTAACTAAAGAGCCAACCTCTAAGTTGATATATTGCAAAGGAAGTTTAAGGTTAAATACTAAGTGGTCATTTTTATACTGTTCTGCTAAAAATTGTGCTAAAGCCTTAGCTGTGTTGCCATCATCAACATCATGCCTTATATAATCTGATTCAAATTCTAGGTGTGCATCATCTGAATTTTCAATCCCATAATATGAGCTAGCCCCTGAATCATCAGATTCAGCAGTTTTAATATATGAATCCTGTGCATAGTCTTTATTATAAGATACAGTTACCTTTCTGTAAATTTGTTCAGGTTTAGTTTTTTTGAATGAATAAGATATAATATCTGATTCTTTAATATGGTAAGCACTATTAATATCTGTAGCATTATAACTATCTTTAATTGTATTAAATCCAAAAGTACCATCATTCTTAAATTTAGGGAAGCACTTGGTTGATTTGGCGATGCCTTCTATAAGTTTTTTAGAATTAATCTTTTTACTTACAGTAAATCCGAATTTCCAATCATTTTCAATACCATTACTATCAATATATTTATGTGCCAATTTTGCTTCTTCGTACTCAGCCTGATTAATAGCAGTATGACCAAGTTCATTTACGACTAAATCACGAATAATATCAATAGGGTTTTCAATCAATACATTACTTTCATTTACTCTACCCTTTATATCTGAATAAAAGGTATTGCTTAATACTTTTTCTGGGTATATATGTGATTTAATATAAAAATTGTTGAAAGTGCCATATATTGAAGCTGTAACATCTTGCTGAAGCTGGTCAGTAGTCCATCTCAATCCCCATAATTGAAAGAGTATAGAGCTATCGTTTGCCCCTATTTTCCAGAGCCTTAAAACTTCAGTAGCTCCTATAGTTTTAATTTTAATAAGAGCATCAGTTTCATCATCAATATCAAATATAAAGGAAGAAGGACTCCCTGTAGTTGCATAAGTTATATTCCCAAAAGTTTGTATTATGTCCTGACCTGTGGAAGCTGTAACTGAAGGAGAAATAATATTTATTACATTTTTTTCAGTATCCCATGAAATATTATCTAAAATAATTTCCCACCCATTTATTCTAAAACTTGCTATCTGAAAGCCATGACTACTTGGAACTGTGGCATTTATTGTTAAATTTATTATCTGGTCTGTTCTAAAAAAGCTCGAAATAGGAGGAGGAGTCCAAACTACTGTACCATCAATTTCTGATATATCAACTTTAGTTGAAAGGTCTGAGTCCACAGCATACTCAGGATTATCATCCTCAATTAACAAGCTTTCATCTAAAGGGTCATTTGTGCCAGTTCCACTACCAGTACCCAATTTAGCACTAGATAAATCCCAGCTGGATGCAGGTGCAGAATAAAAACAATATAGGGTATCAAATAGAATATAAGGAGAAATATTATCACCATCCCCTTTTTTCATATTTAATATAGCATAATTATTAAAAAGCTCAAACTGTGTATTGTCTGCTACTGGATTTTCCCATGTTTCTTCAACTTTTAAATCATCAGATATATTACTATCAATGTAATCTAATTTTTCACCTATACGTAAATACACATCATCGCTATTAATATATAAAGGCTCAGAGGTGGCTGATTCTTTATTCAATCCATCGCAACCTTTATTGTCGAATACAAGTTTATAACCTTGCGTAGAAAAATCAATAACAGCAGGACTTTTATCTACATGACCATAAACCATAGGAATAGGTTTATTTTTATATTTATCAAGTATATTCCCCCCGCTACCTATAGATGCCTGTGGCAAATTTATATGTGTTAATTTTTCAGTTAAATCTTCAAGTTCTATTCTAACTTTAGTATCATCATGTGATACCCTCCTAATTACACCCTGATAAATCATTTGGGTCATTTTTGCCCTTATTCCAGAGTCCCCATAGTGAGGATGCTCCTCAAATATAGGGTCATTATAGCCCTGATAAAAAGAGTAGGAGTTATCTTGACCTGTGTTATTAAAATTAATAATAGGTCTTATTGTTGAAAACATTTTGGCAGTAGGTGAAACAAATTGTATGCTAACAAGAGAATTAATTAAACTTGTATTATCAGAAATAATATCTGAAAATCTACTCCCTTCATATACAATATTTGATATATCTAAGCTAACATTAGATATTTTAAATTTTCTAGATTCAATATCTATTGATTCTTTTATAGAAGGAATATTTAATAAAAGTGGTTTAAAGTGGCGTTGATGTACTGCATTATAACCTTCAGCAGATTGAGGATTAGTTGCTGTGTAAGCATTTAAATAAATATGGTCTAGTGTAATATTATTAGTAGAAAGTAATGTTGCCCCTTCAAGAGCATTAACCCATCCATTTCCTGCTGTAGGACTTGACCCTTCTATAGTAACTATTGGATATAGTTGGGTATTCTGTGAACCTATATCATCTATAAAACTCATGAAACTCCTATGTCAGCACCACGCCTAACCGCTTCTTTCAGTTGAGGAATAATCACATCTTCAGTATAATCAGCACTCATGACAGGAGAATTAAAAGTAATATTCACCGAACCACCTCCACCAGTAGCTTCACCTCCTGCATCTAATGGTGTTACTTGTACTCTTTCTCTACCACTTGGATTATCACCAACCATAATCATTTGAGAGCCACTTGTTACAAAATCACCACCTTGTGCAAATGAAGGAATAGCCCCTAAACTTCTATCCATAGCTGCATTTACAGCACCCCCTGCACCTGCTGCTGCTAATAAATTAAATGGATATGGAACACTTTTTAATATTGAAGCAATAAGCCCTGCAACAGCTTCCATAGCTTCAGCCTTCACTACTGTCTTCATACCTTCAGATGCACTTTTAGCCTGTATTGCTGAATTTGCTATATCTGTATCAGATAATTGTTTCTGCCATCCTAATTTACTTTTGAAAAATTTCTGTTCCCATGTTAATTTCTTTTTTAGCACTTTAATGGCATCAGGCTCACCTTCAGAACCTTCTGGGTCTTCTAATTCTTTTAATGCTTCAGCATTTGCTATAATTTGCCCATATCCTTCAGAAATTATACTTGATAAGGAGTTCCATAATTCTGCTATTTGTTCACTATTCTCTGAAACTTTTGTTGGGTCGCCAAAAACATCTTCCATTCCAGGCATATCGGCAATACCTTTACCAATTCCAAGTACATCCATCCACCCAGCAGGGCTTCTAAAATCTGCTAATGCAAGTCTTATTCCATCAGCCATAGATAGACCAATGATTTTTCCTCCTACACCTGCAACTGAAGCTGCTAAGTCTAACACAAAGTCCAAATTATCTATAAATGATTTTGCTACATTATCCCAACCAATATCACCCAATCTACCTAATTCTGTATTGACATCATCAAGCATTGGTTTTAATGCAGTTATCAGCTCTGTACCAATAGCATCTTTTATTTTATCTACATTATCTTCAAAATTAGATACTGCACCAAACCAAGTATTAGAAAGTTTATCAGTTGCCCCAATGATTCCTACCTCTGGGTCAGTTAGTGCCTTCACAAATACATCAGCAAAATCTTCTTTAGTTAGTCTTCCTAAATCTGCAATCCCTTGAGAATCTTGTATTAATTTTAAAATTCCCTTTTCTCTTAACATATCAGCAGCACCTGCCCCACCTGCAAATGCTCTACCCATTTGACTAGCAGCATCTACTACATCTATTTGCATAAATGCAGCCAAGTCAGCAACAGGTTTAATCATTTCTTCAGCGTCAATTCCAAATGCTTTTAATGAAGCCCCTGCATCTACAACATTCTTTAATGCAAATGGAGTAGTAGAAGCAACTTTATTAAATGCTTTGAAAGCCTGTTCACCTCTTTGAACAGAGCCATACATTTGGGTCAATCTTACTTTTAAAACTTCAAATTGTGATGCTGTATCAATAGCTGACCTGCCAACATCATATATTTGCTTAATTAAAAATCCTGCACCTAAAACTTTCATTGCAGTTCTTGCTGACCCTGCAAGTTCATCCATATTTCCAGTAAGATTTTTTATATCTTTAGATGCTTTTCCTGCCCCTTTGGATTTTACATTTATAAAAAAATTAGTTGATGCCATTATTAGATTCTTTCTGTTTGGTTTGCATACATGAATTATATTCTTGTTCTATTATCATAAATTCAGAAACAATATTATAAGGGGTATCATTTAAAGAAGGGAATGGTGGGCATGAGAAAGTTTTGCAATAATTATATTCTTTTATTCTATTTTGCATATTAGCATCAAGAAGTAATGAGTAATCAACAAAAAAAGCACAAGATGAATATAATGATTGACCTATGCTAAGTTCTTTTTTTTCTGTGGCTTCATATATTTTCATAATTTCATCATAGACATCGTTAATGCCCTTAAATATCCTTCTTTTTGCATTACTTGGGCTAATTGCCTCATAAGGAAAATCAAAGCCAGAATACGCAGTTTTCTTTAAACCATTGAAACTAATCCATGTGTTAATTCTTAAAAGTGCATCATTTATTTTTTTTTTGAATCTTGTGATGCCATAATTGCTTTAAAAGCAGCACTCACATCATCAATAAATTCTGCTTTGGAATTTGATAAGTTTAACCAATTCAACATATCATCTTCAGACTTCCCAGTATAAATCTGAACCATTAAAGCAACATTACTAAATTGTGAATCTGGAGAAGAAGCCATCTGCACAGCAATATCTGTAGATTTACAGAAATCTCTCCATCCAAGCTCAATCAGTTCAAGAGTTTTAGTTACTTTCTTATTATTGACACTTACTTCATATTCTATCTTCATTATGCTGTTGTAATCCCTAACATTTTAGTTGCAGATGAAATATCATCATTCCCTACTGCTACAAATGGAATAGTATTCTTTAATACTGCCCCTCCATTATCAATAGATGATTCACCTAATAGGCAAGTATCTAGAGCTAATACAAATGTACCATCAGTAAGATTAATATCAACTGCTGTACTATTATAGAAACTAGCAAGCAAATCATGGACATCATCATTTCTTATTACTGTCATTGAGCCTGTAACATCAAATTGACCTGTCATCACATAGCCAAATGGTGCAAAAGTGCCATCTGTAATATCCTTATAGTGTACCCTTTCAATAGGTCTTGATACTGATAATTCCCATGATTCAATAACCAAATCATTATCAGATGCTATTTCAGATGATGCAGCTGTTAAATCCCTTATATTAAAAGCATTGCCTGTATCAAATGCTTGGCTTGATATTGCATCAGAACCATATTGAGGAACATAAGCCGTAGCCCAATTAATTGTAACTACCATTTCACCACCCTCAGAGCCAATATCTTCGGTTATTGTAAATCCTGTACCTATACAGCCATTACATACAAGATTATTTAACGTGGTATCTGCCCCACCATCTTCAAATCTAATATCAAAGGTAGCAGGTGAAGATGTGCTTCCATTTAAATATGCCCCTGTTGGAAATGTGTAATTATTATTTAATGCTGCTTCGGAGGAAGCATCTTCAAATACTGCTTCAGTAGCAAGTAATATTGATGTTGGAGTTCCTCTTAGAGTAGTGTCAAAAGTCCACATCTTTGTACCTTGTGCATGATGCCCCTGATTAGCTGTACTTACAAACTGCCCACTTCTAGGAGCTGAAAATTCTAGAGGAAAACTTGCTTCAGGGATTGTAAAACTAGTTGTCTGTAGTTTTTTTAATCCTGCATCATCAGGTTGTGTACCTACTGTTGTTTCTTTCTGATACCAAACAGATACGTTCTGCGTTGGAAAGAAATTAGTTGCTTGTGCCATTTTTACATTCTCCTATTAAAAACTATTATGGTGTTGTATTGTTATAAGAAACTCTGCAATATGAAGCCCATTATCTTCTTCATTTTCTTCATCTCTTACATTATAAGTTATATCATCTATAATAAGGGCTGCCCAGCCTTTTGGACTGTTTACCTGATTATCCAATAGATGTTTCCTTAGCCTATCTATTTTGCCTTTTACAGCCTTATTAATACTTTCTTGACTTGTATCACTCTTGAAGTAATATCTAATGTTTAAGGCATATAATCTTTGCTCATAATTAGTAGCCTGCTCTATACTTGAAGAAGATATTAAATCAATCTTTATACACTCACTCCCCTTCATCTTAAAGGTATTACCTATATATACATTAGCAAATTCCGTAGATAATACACTTCTCAAAGTTAATTCTACTTGGTCATAGGCTATCTTATCATAAGTTATTGCCATTATCTATAAAGTTGTATTGTGTTAGTTTTTGTGTTAGTTGTTTCTACACTATCATCATATACTTCAATTTCCCATATATCGCCATCTGTTGCTGAAGCACCTTGAAATCTACCATACAGCCCATTATGTATATGCTGAAGCCCTCCTGTAATCTTCTCAGCAGAGGTTACTGCCCCAAATATCTTATCGTCAGAATGATAATGTACTTTAAATTCACCTACCCCATAAACACCAGTAGTTTCTACTTCTACTTTTAGCAAATCATATTTCTCACCAGTATAATCACCATACAGTTCTATAATATCCATAGTACCAGATACATTTCTATATTTAATAGAACCCTTTGAACTTTTATTAGTAACCTCAAATGAAAGTTTCATTTTACCATCATTTAATAAATCTACAATACCTGTTCGTTCTGCATTGGAAACTAAACTATAATAATAATCTGCATCAGGGTCGTTAGCCATTTTACCCCTGATTAAATTTGCCGCAGCTATATAACAAGTTGCTTTAATAACTACAGGGTCATATTCTTCAGCTACAGATAATGTAGCAGTATCAATATCAATTTGTTTTGCCTTTTCAAGTGGCATAGGAAATCGAGCATCTAAGAGGTTATTTAGTTCAAGTGAAGCATTTACTAGCTGTTGGTCAATAAAGGTCGAGAAATCCACTCCTGCTTCAAATATTTGCTCATTTATAGTAGTAGATGAATAATTACTATTATAATATTCTAATTGATTAGTTCCTGAAGCATAAAACCATTCACCATTAGAATCTACTGCCCCACTTGTTGATTGGGCTGCTGCTATTTCTTCCCCATTAATAAATAATGTATCAACATATCCGCAATCTCTAAATAGATGTAAATTCCCTGAAGTTAAAGTTGGGAATATTTGAGTCTTTTGGTCGAAATCCCCAAACCTGTTAAAATAGTTCTGTAAATCTGATTGTGTTGCGTATGTAAAATCAGTTGCCATTTACTTACCTCTTTTTTTGTAACCCATTATTTGAGAGCCACCAGTTCAATAGTTGTATTAATCTTTGAGTTTGTACTTCTTGCTTTAATATTCTGTATTGCATTCGCATCAGAACCAGAAAACTTATTACCCCCTGAATGAGCAGAAGCATAGTTAGCACTTATTACAAAGTGTGCATTAGGTGGACATCCTACTATATCCAAAGCTCCAGTTTCATAATTTATAGTGCCATTACAAGTCCCTGAGATATTTCCTTTACCATCATCATGAAACATTGCTCCTACGTTTGGGGTTGATATTCCTGTTTTCTTATCCATAAGAGTATCGTTAGGAAGTCTAGCAGGTACTGCTTGTTCTGCATCTGCTACAGCAGGTATTCTACCTACTCCCCAAATATCTGTATCACCCCCACTTGAATCACCAAGAGCAATAGCAGAAGTAGATAATCGTTGCCCACTTGTAAATCTAATATCACCATTTACAATACCTACTGTTACCCTCTTTTCAAATAGATTCCCTGCTGTATAATAAGCAGTATCAAATACATCTTGAATCTTTCTAATAACACCATCTGAACCACCAAATTTTGTATTAGTGCGAGTAGTAACATCGGCATCATAAGCAGAACCACCATCTACAGCTATTGTATATTGATAAGCAGTTGAAGAAGG